AGACAGTTTAACGTCCGTTGACGGCGGATTATCGCTTTACCGCAAGCGGGTACAGTTGGTGACTGAGGAAGACGCACATCAGAGCGCAAGCTCGACAATGTACGGGGCAGCTTCGAGGGCCAGCTGCCCACCAGTCTCGGCCGCGCCAAGGACGGCGCGGCCCGCCTTGTAGATCTGCTTGGCCTTTCCAGCCATGCCCAGGAGGCGCATGGCCGTATGTTCTGCGGCTTCGACGTGGTCCATGAACCGAGCCCCACGAGCGCTCTGGGGAATCTTAGACTGCGCATTGAGCAGCGCAGAGTTCCTCGGAGCGGAATCGCTCGCTGAGCGGGACAGGATGTTCTTGGAGTCAATCGCGAGCTCAACCTTGATGAACTCTTCGACCAGCAGGATGGCCGTGGAGGCGGCGCCACCGTTCACGTACACGACGAAAACGGGCCAATCATGAGTGTTGGTATGCGCAAATGGCTCGTAGTTACGAGCCGACACCTCAAACGGGAAAAGCTGCACGACACGCTGTTCGGGGATGCCCGTCCACTCGTTAAGAGTCATCGGGTCATCCCACTTGGTCGACGTGCCGGCAAAGTTTCCAGCGGTGAGGGGTCCTACCCCAATGGACTTGATCCCCTGCATGGCGGTCGCGTTGGCAATGCAACTGACACGATACCCCTGGGAGACAACACGAAATTGCTCCGAGAAGGCTGCCACAGCCGAGTAATCAGCGTGATCGCTGGCGGTCCAGGTAGAGACCGCGCCAGCAGTCCAGGCGGTCGCGTTGTAGACGCGATCCTTGAGACGAGAGGTAATGAAGCCGATGGCGCCATCCCCGTTCGCGTCTGTGGTCACCGTGTAGGCACGGCGCAGAAACGTGGGCATAGAGGCAACCTGGGAGCCATCGGGCACCTTGCCGAGTGACGGGCAAAACGGGTCAAGGTAGCCGCAAGCATGCTCCGGTGCATGGACACCAAAGCTGCTCTTCGCTACAGCAGGAGCAAGGCTGTTACGAGTTGTGCTAGCGCGGTTACGAACGCCAGCACCGTTGTTACGGCGGTTACGGTTATTCTTGTTCTGGTTCTTCCTAACCATGTTTTATCGTCTGTGGTATCAGAGACGATGGTGGTGGGTACTATGGGATCCCTGACCCACCGCAGGGACTGTACATCTCGCCCTACTGGACGTCTACCCGTGCAGTCTCTTGACCATCCATGCCGCCACCAACCACATCCCGGAAGGCCAGCAGCCCTGCTAGCCGGTGATACATTGACACACTGGCCCTAATATCCGGGATGGAATCGGCTCGTTGGTTCGGCACTTGGTACGGAATTTTACGCTGTCGGGGAGCAACCGTTTTGGGTAGTTAGGGGCGAGACCCCATCACTGCGCGAAGTGCGCTCTGCACGCAGTGCCCGTTCATCAGTGGCTCTCGCCATGTTGGACGCGCGTCCCGGTAGAACTTTTCAACCGCCAGCTGTTCATCCGGGGTGATGTCAAATGCCTTAAAGAAGGACACCCGTGCCTCATCGGTCACGGGCATCCCTCGCATGTTCATCCCCTTCGCTAGCATTGAGAAGCCTGTGGGTGTGTCGTCGCGGTCAACGGCGGAGCCTGCGCCCCGGCGCAAGCAGGCGTAGAACTCGGAGAATATGGGCATATGACCGGCCAGGGCTAACCCGGAAAGGCCGACCGTGTTTCTCAACGTGTTCCATTCCTGCTCCGTCCGAACAGGTTTTAAAGATGAGTCGTCTTTGTCTAAGCAAACTCTAGGATTGCGCACCAT